ACACCAGACAATACTCTTCCGAAAACAAAATTTGCAACTTTAGCACCTGTTCCTGGATAGGCAGATGACATTAGTCCTTCTAAACTATTAGGGTCTACAGCATTATCTGCATTAAAACCTCCTGCTGCTCCTCCTCCTACAAATGGACCTTCACCTCTTGGGTCATTTCCTCTTGGCCCTCCTCCACTACCAGTAGTAGTCATTTGAGTAGCTGTAGTTGTATCTTCACCTGTATCATCATCTTTATCATCTGATGTTACAGGATCAACATCTAGTTCTGTTATAGGAGTAGTTAACATTTTTTGTAGATCTACCCCATCAGTAGAAGCAGACACTATTGGAGTATACTCATATTTTATTGTATATACTCCAGTAGTTGGATCTTGTTTTAACACTTGTTTATATGTAGGTAACCTACCTGTTCTAGGGTCTATCGAAGGTGGTGTATCATATAAAGCCATTTAAAAAAATCTCCTACTTTTACTATCTTTCTTGTCCAGTTGCTGTTCTAGGTGCAACAGGTGGCGTAGAGAACTGATCTTCCCCTGGCTGCGGAACAGCTCCTGCTCCGATGTTGCCACCTCCAACTCCCGTTGCGTCTGCTGGATTTGCACCTGGAGGTATTCCTTGAGCACCTCCCATATTTTCTTGTTGTTGATTAGTAGCTTGAGCTTGTTGATTTCCATTTGTCATCCCCATTATTTTAGCAAATAGTTGTGCATGTTCAGGATCATTAATTAATTGATCAGGATCAATATCTAATGACTTTGCAATTTCTTTTAATATAGAATGCCATCTTACAAACGGTGCAATATTAGGATTATTTGCTGTTTGCATAAATGTCATTAATCTTTGTGATCTAACTTCTTTTTGCATTAGAGATGATGTACCTCTTGCTTTAACTTCTAGATCACCTTTAATTGGTTCTACATCAGAATTAAATTGCATATTCCATGCGAATAAAGTATCACCAAGGGGTTTCAGTAAATAGTCATCTATATTTTTTACTACTGTTTTAATACTTAATGCAGCTGCTCCCATAAGCATTGACATACCTGCAGCTGTTCTTGTTGTTGATTGAACGCCAGTTGCACCATGTGAATACGATGGTATACCTGTTGATTCATCTGCAAGTTGTCTAAACTTATCAAACATCATTAAATTTTCTGGTGCTGTATTAGGAAACTTTAATCCATTAATTGCAGTTCCTGTTACACCAGACTGTCTTCTAAATATTTTACCAGGATGTATTGACATATCTTGTCCTGGTACTAATTGTGTTTCGTCTATATCAAATACTAAGTTACCTGCTAATGCTAAATTATCAATAGCCATTCTTGCATGACCATTCATTACCATCTGCGCATCTTCCATATTTTCTGGTATACCTACACCAAAAAATTGATATGGATTTATTTCATACGGGCATACATGAAATGGTATTCTTTCAGGAGTAAATGGATTTAGTACTAATCGTAAAACATGTCCGTTACATATCCATGCATTTATTTGAACTTCATCTAACTCTTCAAAGTCTTCATCAAGTTCTAAACCTGCTTGTTCTGCAAGGGCTGTATCCATTGTTCCCCAGTATTCGTATATCTCATACCTTTGTTTTTTAAGATCGTCAACATTTTCTCTATCAAGCAGCGCAGTTTCAAAACCTCTAACTTCATAGTTTGCACCCATTCTTAAACATTCTCTTATAGCTTCTTTTCTAAAGTATGGTCTGTTTTTTAAATCTCTTAATTGTGCTCTATTTAAAGAATGTCTTTGAATTACATAATCACAATCTTCTATGCTTGTAGCATCAGGGTCTGGATAAAAATCCCAAAGACTTACAGCTTCTAGTTTTGGTACAGACTTGACTGATGGGTTATACATAGACTCTCCGCTTTCTTCGTCTTTATCCCATCTATGTAAAGTTTTATCATGTGTAAATGGACCTTTAAGAACTCCAGTACCAAGTAAAACCATTTCAAACAATACATGCCGTAGCATAGTAATTGCAGAAGTTTCTTCTAGCTGATCATGTATTAGCTTTTGTAAATTTTCTGCAGCTTCTCTTGCTGGCTCTATCTGCTCTATCTGAGGAGACTGTGGAGAAGGCCCTTCAACAAAATCTAAACCTTCATATTCTTTTGATAAACCTCTTAATAGATCACTCGTTGTTGTACCAGGAGCCATTTCTTTTCCATCTCCTGGAAATCCATATAGATCTACTACGTTATCTTCTTCTTCTTCAGGTTCATTATCTTGTTTAGTTCTTGCATATTCTGCAATACCATCAGGTACAGTTGTAGGTTCTATTCCAATAGGAAATTTTCCTGTTGAAAATAAAACTTCTATCAGTTGTCCAAAAGCAGCTAGAACTTTAGTTTTAGTTATTTTAACAAAGACTCTTGATTTCTCTTTTTCAGTAAAAGACATATCAGAACCATACAAACCTCTATAGTTTCTATATGCTCTTAGCCAACGACTTTCATCAAAAAGTCTAGCGTCTTCTGCCCTAAAAAATCTTTCTTTAACTAATCCTTGAAGACTTGAAAAATCTTCATAACTATCTTCTTTTTCTTCTGGCTCTCCTAGTCCCAGAACTGTATCATCTGGGTTGTTTACATCAGCCATTTAAATACCTTAGTAATCTCTTTCATCAGCTAGTGAAAAAATCTTGCCGTCAACCGTATTAGTTTTCACTTTTGGTGCATCAACATTTTCTCCACCTACTTCATCAGCAGGAAGGTTCATAGGATCGTTACCAGTTTTTGCACTAGGAACTTCGTCTAAATCACCTTGCTTATATTTTTTCATGATGTCCATGTTATTTCTCCTTATGTTTAGTTTTTGATAGTGACTCTTGTATAAATTTTAAGAGCCATGGATTATCTCGTAAGACAATATGTATTTGGTTAGCCAATGTATTTGTAACAACTTCTTCTTTATCTTCATCTGATAATGGATTAGATTTAGTTGTAAGCCCACCAACGTAACAACACGCATGTAATACTTCATGAATTACTGTATTTAATAAATCGTGTCGTTCTAAATTTGTATTTATTTGTATTTTATTTTCTCTTTGCAAATAATGACCATAGCAATCTGTAAGATTATCTGTTCTAAAATCTGCATCTTTTAATTCAATAGTTAGATCTTGAAATCCAACTCTTAATTTTTTTCCATCTATATCCATTAGTATCCAAACATCCTATCTGCTGGTGTATATTGTTTATTAGAATTAAAACTTGATAAGCCAATTCCGTGTGGATTAATGGGGCGAGACATGCATCCATATCTTAGTGCATCGTAAGCATGATCTTCTGCGTGCGTATCAACATCTTCTGGATTGTTTTTATCGCATGGTAAAAGTGGTAGTGTTCGTATTAAGTTAACACAATTGTTAAAAATAAATAACGATGGTTTAGCTTCATTATTTTTTTCTCTAACAGATAGTCGTTTGTGTATTTCCAGTTTACCGTTGATACGACTTCTTGGTGATCTATCCGATGGTCTCCATCTACATCCTGTGTTGATCATCGTTTCTGCAATACTTGGACCAACATCACCTCTTCGTGCCCAAGTACTTGAATCTAGAACTCCATATCTTATATATTCTTTATGTTCTAAATCTAAAACTTGTTGTGCAAATAAATCTGCTGTAACTTTTTTTGTGTACAATTCTCTATAGATATATAAATTATTATCAAAATCTATAGCAAACCATAATACACAAGCAGGTGAAGAATATCCCCAGTCACATGCTCTAAACTTATGCCAGTTTCTAGGTAGTTCAAATGGTTCTAAAACATGAACCGCTTTGTTAAACTCTGGGAAAGCTGCATCTTCATACGCTCCCCAATCTCCATCTAAAAATTGTTTTCTTTGCACTTCAGGCAAAGAAGCTAGCATAATATAATAATCCTCTGTTTGCATCAGATATGGATTATCTTGTAACTTAGCTGGTATAAATCTTCTTGTTATCTTTTTATTACCAACTGGAGTTTGTATATCAATATCAAACTTTGTATTAGGCACCGCTGGATCTACAAACATTTCTTTTACCCAAGTAGATCCTACATTTCCCGGGTTACCTGTTGCTCTCATAAACACTGGTATATCTGGATCAACTGATCTAAGAGATGATCTTAGAAAGTTATAGATATCAGGAGTTGAATATTGTGGTAACTCATCAATTCCAATCCATGTATAAGACTGACCTTGATATCTAAGTGCGTCAGTAGTGTTTTCAGCATATCCAAATTCTATTTTAGCACCTGATGGAAATCTCCATTCTTTTTCCTGTTCTCTCCATTTAGCTCCAGGAAACGCTTTTGGATACAATTGTTGAGAATGATTTATTAAATCTCTCAACTCAGGCATAGAACGTCTAATCAATAGTGCTCTATGTTTTTGCCTATCACAATATCGTAGTGGATCAATAAGCATTGCATATGACTTACCACCACCTCTTGCTCCACCATAAAATACTTCACGTTCAGATGCTGCTAAGAACTGCGTTTGAGGCCCTTCATTTGGTTTAAAGATTACTTCTTGTTCTTTAACAGCCTCTTTTACATTTGGTGGAACGTTGTCTAGTTCTTCTTCAACAAATATATTTTCTTTATTCTCTAATATATTATCAGCTTTTTGTATAGCTTCTTTTTTATTTTTTAATTTCTTTTGTGCATTATGATAATTATCTTTTGCTTTTTGTACTTGTTTAGCTATATCACTAATGCTAGCCTTTGCTGATCTTTTTGCTTTAGCTACTTTTTTCTTTTTAGGTTTAGGCGGTAGAACATCATTCACTTCTTGATAAGACCTTTCTTAAGCCTGGAGCAGAAATGTATCTGCCTGTTTTTCTTTGCATCCATCCAGCAACTTCTCGATAGGAACAACTTTTAATATAATTTTTTGCCTGTTCTATAGCTTCAAGTTCTTCTGGAATTGGCTCTAATACTTTATCATCCTCTTCATTAACTTTATAGCCAAAAGGAATTGTTCTTGATACTCTTTTTTTAAGTCCTAGTGTCATGCTTCTTTTGGTGGTAGTATAAATATCCCATGTGCAACTTTTGCATTAATATCTATTTTTTCTTTTTTAACTAGTCCCACTCTATCTAATACTTGTTTAGCTGCTTCCATTCTAATATTAGCGCCAGGTATAGATCCATCATCATCAATTGCATTGGCCATGCTGATTGCAGCTTTGGGTGAATGTGCTGCTAATACCATTTCGGCACGTTCTATGATTTGGTCTTTTAAACCTTGTACCACTTTTGGATATGAGGTGGGAGCATAGCCAGCAATTTCAGCTGCTGTTCTTGGTTCACCATTAGCCTCACCAAATAAAGCAGATAGAAATAGTTTTTGCTTTTCAGTTAATTCTGTTGTTTCTTTTTTGTCTAAGAGCATACTGCAATAAGAACTAATGCTACAACACAAATAGCTAGTGCAGCTTGCTTATGCCTTGGCATAGCTATTATCTTATCTTTTATCCAATTAATTTTTTCCATATTATCTCCTTTAGCAATTCCATGCTCTTAATGATTTATTAATTCTACTATTAGGGTCATTAGCTGTTTTTTTAGAAGTTAACTTTTTCTTCATACCCTTCATTCTTGCACAAAAAGAGGCTCGTCTTTTATTGCCTACTTTTTTACTAGGTGCTTTAAGATTACGTTTCTTTCCTGTTTTAGTTTTTCCTTTATTGTAAGACGCACGACCTTTAGCATTTAATCCCCCTTTAGGATTTTTACCTTCTTTCCTTTGCCATGCTGGTGTCTTTGCCATACATTACGCCTTTTTCTTTTTTTTCTTTTTCTTTTTAAGGTCTTTAAAATGTACTAGAGGTTTACTATTTTTACTATGAGTTTTGCCTGTATGTAATTTACCATTAGGCATTTTGTGCGTAGCACCTTTCCACTCTTTACCATCTTTTGTATAATGCTTTACACCTTTCATTATGATACCTTTCTATACTTTCTTACTTTATTTGCAATACTTTTTGGTTGTTTAGAAACTTGTTTACCTTTTGCTTTAGCCTTTCGTTTTGCTTTTGTGGTCGCGGCATATTCTGATGATGATAATGCCTTAATAGCTTTTTCAGGAAGATAGCGTTCACCAGTCACAGAAGATTTTTTTCCTGACTTAGTTCGCCACTTTTGTTTACCCCATGCTTTTAAACTTCTTTGACTTTTTTTTAGTGCCATTTTTTTTCTTTTTCTTTAATAATTTAAAGTCTATTTTTGAAATTTTACCATCTTTATTTTTATCTAATTTCTTTTGGTTACCTTTAAGCATTATTTATATCCTCCTCCTGCTTTTTTATACGCTTTAGCTAGTGCCTGTGCCTTACGAGCAGACCACTTACCAGCAGCTGTGCCATGAGAGGCTTGTGCTTTAATTCTATTGAATATACGTTTTCTTTTTCCAGGCTGTGTATAATTGCCTGCTTTATTTACTGTGCTTTTCTTCGCCATTATCTAACCTATTATAAAAATCATCTAATGCATTATGTTCGCAATTTGGGCACTTACATACAGAACATTGTCCTCCATTACTGCAATGACAGCTATGTTCACAATGCTTACACATTAGGTCTATTTTCTTTTTTGATTTGTTTTGCTCTTCGGGTAGATCTTGATCTAGTTGCATGGGCTTGCTCCTTAGATTTTCTATTAAGTAAATCTGCTAGTTGTGCAAATGTCATCATGTTATTAATATTAGTAAACCTTTTTTCTTATTTGATTTTTTTACTTTTTTTTTCCGTTTTTCTTTTTCTTTTTTTTCATCATATCTTTTTTATTCATTGCTTTATTTGGTTTCATTCCTCGCATAGTAGTCTCCTATAAGTTTTGCGTTTATTTACTGTAGATTCATAGTAGTCTTGAGGCCAAGAATTATAGAATCCTATTTTATTTAAGCTAGAACTTGCTTCTTCTAGCTCTTCAAATGGTTGTATTAGCACCATTAGAAACTGATTGTCTGGTTCCCAGTCTGTATTGTGCAAAAAACTTGCAGATTCAGCCTGATCTTCAGGGTGTGATGGCATTACATATACATCTTGTGGTATGTATACATGATTTAATGCATGTGTATAATCTTTTAACTGGTCAGCCGTAACAGTAAAGTCTGGACATGCTACAATACAGATCTTTTTACCAGATTCTGTAAACTTATTACATTGGTTTACAACTGTTTGTAGTAATTTTTCCCCAGATTCCTGTACAACTATGTTAACTTGCCCAGATATCCTAGCTTTTTTAGCATAAGGACATACAGGTTTGTCTCCTAATTCTTTATTTGGCAGTTCTAAGAAATCTTTTGACCAGGATATGATGTCTTCTTCAATTGTTCGCACTGGTTATCGTTAGTTTTTTTAGATTTTTTCCTAAATATACTGTTAAAATGATCTTCATCAAAGCGATGATAATGGCTCGGTCGCCAATAATTCTTAAATGTTCTTATTGCCATACAAAAAATTCGTTATATATCATGTAGTTACCGTGAATGTCCATGGTTTATTTACAT